ACCTGACAAGGAGCAGCCGGCAACGTTTTAGAGTTTCGTCACCTGCAGCACAAGCAGAATCTCAGTGTCTGTCTGTTGCGACGATCTCCCTCGCATAAACGACGGTAGGAATGAAGGCCCAGAGGACGATCTTGTATCCTTCGAGTCCGTTAGTCCACCCATGACGACAATTTCCCCATCTTTAAGGTTCAAGTCTGACCGTAGCTCGCGTTTGATGAGGGTCGGCGAGCCAGAGACGCCCGTATCGGTGGTAACGAAATTTGAAATTTGCTGCATCACGCCCAACTCGATCCCGGCGTCGTGCAAGACTGGCTTCACGTCATAGATCACGCCGCTGGACTGATAACTGACCGACTGGACGGGAGCTGCGCCGTTTCCCGGATAAGTGACGGCTCCAAGCACTGGCACATCCTGACCGACCGTGAACCGACCCGAGCCCCCAGAAGTCACGCGCAGCATCGGCTTGGAAACCGCTTTGAACCTTGAATCAGTTGCCAGCACTGACAGCACCGCATCAATGTTCCCGGTCTTGATCGACGCAAACGTGTCGTTCGGCGTTAAATTGCCACCAGTTCCGAACGCGAACTTGCCGCCGAGCACATTCACGGCCAAGCTGAACGCTGAGCCGTCCGAGTTGGATGTCTGGACCTCGTACAGCGCCCCACGCACCAAGACATCCCCAAGCGCAGTGTCAACCTGGGGAAGAATCTTTTTCAGCCGCTCAATCTCGACGGCGGTCCCGTTGAACACCAGCACATCAGTTTGACGGTCGACGGTCGCAGCCGCCGATCCAGCCGGCGCGGTCCTGTTATTGCCCCCGGCCGTCCCTGTCGCTTCGACGCCAGAGCCAACCAGAGAGCCTCGCACGGTCCGCTTCGACGTGAACGAGCCAGAAAACAACGGACCCAGCAGCTCGACCAAGTACGAGCCATCGCGGAAGCGTGGGCGGTACACGTACGGCTCCAGCTCGGCGCGCTTCTGCTCGGCCTCCCTCTTGCGGACGACGAAATCGACGCCATTTCGCCGCACGACCTCGAGGCCGAGTGAGTCGAAGAACGCGCGCACGAACGAGCGCAGGTCCGATCCGCTGCCGTCGTAGCGGAAAGACACCGAGCGCGGATCGTTCAGTACTTCTGGATCGATCACGTACGCGTCGCGCAGTGCCTCGGAATAGATAAGCTGCACGACCTGGGCAACGTTGATCCCCCGGAAGTCAAACTTGGCGACGTTCTCGCCCTGCACCACGTGCGGCAGAGGCGACGCGATCGCGCCGCCACCACAAGACAGCACAGCTAGAAACAACACACAGCGGAGAAACCACATCATTTCTTGACCTCATCATTAGCAGAATGCGCCGGTCGCTGGGACTCGCTCGCACCAGGTGCGGGAGCTGGCGCCGCACTGGGAGAGAACAAACCGCCGTGACCGGAACCACCAGAGAAAGCGGTAACCTTCGAGCCGTCCACGTCGCCGATCTGCGCCATGCCGGTGTTAGCGAAATTCGACGGCGATTCCAGCCTCACGGCCCCTGAGGCGTTGACCAGGACGACCCACGCGACGCCGCGGGCGTTGAACCCACCAGCGATGCGCCAGGCATCGCTAAACGAAGGCGCAGAGGCACGCGGTGCAGCAGCAGGCCCGGACGTTCCGGCGGGCTTGCCGGAAGCCCCTGGGGCTGCGCTAGAGGCCTTGGCGGCCGTATCCTTGGGAGTAGGGTGGAAGAACTTCCAGGCGTTATAGGCCGACACCCCGCCGCCGCCGACGAGCAACAAGACCAAGCCCCACAGCTTCTTATCCGTAAAGATGTTCTGCCGCTTATCCGCATTGACGATCACGCCCTGCTTGCCGCCCTTGAAGCTCGAATACAGCGGAAAGATTTCCTTCTTGTACGTGCGCGTGTAATTGCCGATCTGGCTGGCCTTGCTGATCTTGTTGCCCTCGTAAATGTTCAGGCTATACGTGTTGTTCAGCCCGAGCGAGACCTTCTTGTGCGTCCTGAAGGTGAACGCAAGGACGTTCTTTACGAAGCGGTGCAGCGTGCCGAGATCCTGGATCATTATCACCAGGTCGCAGGCGACGTTGGTCTGATCGTTCACGAAGTGGCGGTGTTCCAGGAAAAACGACTTGTGATGTTTATGCAGCTTGCAGTCAGTCCCCCAGAAGCGCCAAGCCTCGTCAATCGCGACCAGGTCGCCCGGCTGCACGATCGTGTTGGTGTGCGCGTCCTTCGCGTCGTCGTAGTAGGGAAGGAAATCGGGCTGGAACACCTGATCGTTGGTCACGTGCAGAACGCGCCCGTAAAGCTCGGCCTTATCGTCCGGATGCTTCGCGGCCAGGTAATCGTGAATCTTCTCTTCCGAAATACCGTCGACATTGGTCACCACGCGGCGCCCGCCACGGATCGCGGGCACGATGACCTCGGAAACGACCTCGTAGCTCTTGCCCGAGCCCATCAACCCCGTGTAGGCGTTAAGTGCCATGCTTCCTCCGCATCAGGCCGAAGCCGAGCCAGACTAGGAACACCGCCAGCAGCGCGCGCAGGCCAGGGCGGATGAAGTCGATCCCCATGGCGTTACCCGATCACCGGAATACGGCGGATGAAAAACCGCGTGACGAAGGCCGACAGCAGCAGCGGGATACCCGCCGTAACGTTGAACAGGTCGAGGAAGTACCAGACGGTCGCCGGGATGCCGCCCAGCGCCGACAGATCGAGCGCCGACGGCAGCCAAGCGGCCATGACACTCATCAGCTCGGCCACCACTAGGAACAGCGCCGTGAACACCACGAACTTGATGATGACGGTCGAAACCAGCCACCCCAGAATCTGCCAGAAGGCAGCCATCAAAACAGCGTACATAGGAACCTCAAGCGGTGAGGATGATAAGCACCGCGACCAGCGCCCAGACGGCGGCCATGATCGCGAACAGTTGTGGCCGCACGCCTTCGAGCAGCGTGCAGTGGGAGTCCATCACAATGTCCTTGTCGAACAGGCTGAACTGCGGCTTCGGGCACTGCGCATCATGCGAAGGCACCACGTAATGCTTCAGCCCCGGCATCAGGTCGGTGATCGGCTTCAGGATCGCGGAACCGGTCGGCGCATCGCCAGGACTCGGCGGCGCGCTGTCCTTCGGGTAGTCGCCCCACTGCACATCGACCTTGTTGCCGACCGTGACCGCAACGACGTTCTTCACGTTGACGTCCGTGATCGTGCCCGTGCCTGGACTCGTGCCAGTGCCGGGCGCGGGGTTCGTGCCCGGATTCGTCGCCGGCTGCGTCGCCGTTGCGGGATCGATCGCGGGCGCGACACCGGCTCCGGTCGACACGGGCGCAACCAAGTCGGAGTTCTTCGGCCAGCTCGCGGGCGCAGCCTGCTGCACCGTCACCGCGTCCGTCGCCGTCACCGGGTCCGAAGCGCTGTAGGGCACTCCCTGATAACCAGGTTGCGCCGCCGCCTGCTGCCACAGCCCGTTCGCAATGGTCGCGATCGTCGCCGGGGCGGCGTCCTTCGCCAGCTCGGTATCCGGTATCTTGGAAACGATCGTGTTGATGTCGCCCTTGAACGTGTCGCCGACCACGAGCGGGTTAGGCCCCATCGTGATATTGACGGTCGTGTTAATCCAGGTGTTGCCTTGCGCGGTCCCGCCCGATCCGATGCGCTGGGCGTGGCACGCCACATTGCCGTTTGCGTCCTCGGCGTCGCAACCCGTGTTGTTCCACTGCGAGCCGTCGTTAGGCGCTTCCCACGCCGTCTTTGCCAACGCCATACAGGCGTCCGGCCCGTCGCAGTACAGGTAATTACCGAACCCATACACTGGCAGGTTCTGCGGCACGCGGGCATTCTTCGAGCCGACGATTCGATACTTGCCGTCGATCGACAGACCCGGCTGCGTCCAGTTGCCGCCTCCCGAAGCCACGCCGACAGTGCCATACGGCGCATCGCCGCTCGGGCTCTGCACGTAGAACTTCGCTGCCGACGAGCTGTCATCGAAAAACACCTTGTAGACGCCATAGGCCAGGCCGCCCACGACTGCGGCAGCGCCCAGGGCGCCGGCGACGCTCAGCCACACTGGCGCAGAGGCAGCAGTCAGCGCAGCAGCAGCAGCATCGGCAGCAACGGTCGCCGCGACGCTGGACGCCCCGCCGAAGGTAGCCGCAATGCGTGGATCGTTGGCAGCGAAGCCGCGACGAATCGCTGTCTGCTGGATGGTCTTGCCGATCGCCGCATTGACCGCACCCGAGTAGTTCGGGAGCGCGCCGGCCTCGGCCTGGTAGACGACGAGCATCGACAACAGAAAAACGTAGATTTTGGTTCTCACCGAGACACCCCCCACAACACCAGGACAACAACGACAGAGACACCCACCAGCACCCGATGCCGCAGCACGAACAGGATCACGATCGCAAGCGGAGCGGCCAACGGTTCCCACCAGGCACCGCCCACGACGAAAGCCTGCGAGAACGCGAAGCACACCACCGACACCAGGTACACGCCACCGAGGGCCACCAGCGGCCAACACTGCAACAGCGCACCCACGGCTCACCCCTTCAGGCCTTCGATGACGGCGTACGCCGACACCAGGCCCCAGAGGAACACGCCGAAATACCACAGCTCATTGATCGTCATACGTCACCACCAGGAAAGTTAAAAAAAAGGGGAGCCCGAAAGCTCCCCGGCCATGCAATCAGGCGCGATTAGCGCTTGAGCATCGACAGGCCGATACGCGCGCCCTTCATAGCGACGTACACCACGGCCAACAGGCCCGCGATCGCCATGATGGCCGTCGTCACGGTGCCAAAATCTACGGCGCCAGTCAGGCCACTCATGTCCGGACCAGCCGCCGAGGCGTTCTGGGCAATAGCCATGCCCGAAGCGGTTGCCACGGCAGCGATGACGCCCACTTTGCGCAGACCACGTTGAATTGCTTGATTCATTTAAAACTCCCTGTTTCAGAAATCGGGGAAACCGCCCCGCCGGTTGTGCCTAGACGGCTAGTACTGCTTAACTTTTGATCCTGTTGAGCACGACACCAGCCGCCTTACTCACCAGGTACAACCCGACCACAAACGTGAATGCCATGCCCCAGATGCCAGCCGCTGCCGCGTAGTCGAAATCGCCGTTCTGGGCCTCGATACTGGCCGCGTTCGTAGAATCGAACACGTAGCCCTGCACAGTTGTCATCGCCTGACCTGACGGGCATGGCAACTGTGGAGAATCAGACGGCACACAAACGACAACGGTCTGAATCGATCCGATCGTCATCGCCTCTCCTACTGCATCACTTGGGTTACGAAAAAGCCCTCATGGCAGTTGATGGCGGCCGTATCACAAGCTTCGGCGAACCCATCAAATCGACCAGCTTCGTGCGCCCAAGGCGTGAACCCGACGTCGCCCTCACATGGCATCAGAAACAGGGCCGACTCTTTGTCTTGCACGATAAATCTGACTTCGGGCTTATGCGGCGCCATTTTTGGCACCCGCAGGCGACTTGGCGGCATCAACCGGACGCAGCGAATGGATCACGGTTTTCTGGGTCTTACCGTTAGTGACGATCTCCATTTCAGCGACAGCCATGAACGGCCCGGAGCCTGCCAGGTGCTTGTATTTCTGGTATTCGTCGGCCTTGCCCAGACCATACTCAGCGGTTGCCGTTCCAAATGCGGTGTCTTTGCTCGCATCCAGATCCGTTTCGACAAAGACCTTCGTGCTGTCGAACGCTTGACCGTTTTCCATCACGCCCTTGGAAAATTTCATGCCGGTGACTTTGATCGTCGAAGTAAATTTCATTGTTTTTCCTGTTTCGATGGCCTACGCAAAACCGTGTTCCCCATTGAGGCCGAAAGATGGGACGGTGGTTATGAATTGAACGAACGACGGGACCGGAGGGAGCTCGTGAATTGGCGTTGCCCCTGTCGTGGCACTGCTGGTAAGCGGCTTCATCCGTTTAGGCCAGTAGTCATCCGCTTCGTTGCAAATGAGGTCGAGAGCTTGTTTGTCGCCCCACAGCTCACGAAAGACGCGGATGTACTTCCCGAACTGATGCTTCGTCACCTCGACGCAGGCGTCGATCGTGATCTGTGCGGTCTTGCTCTTTACTTCAAAACGCCTTGGCGTCTCGACGTGGGCGAACTGACTGATGCATGGATACGCGCCCACAAAAAACTCAGTCGGGTTTAGTAGCACCTCTGGTTCAATGACGGTGCTCGTATTCTTGAATTCAATCTCGCAGCGGCACCAATTGCTGTTCTTGTCGCCTTCTTTGCGGCCCTTCTCATAAAAGCGAGCGAACTTCGAGGAAGTACGTTGGCCTACGGTGAGCGTGCGGCCCTTGCCACTCGGGCGTTTCCAGTTACCGAGCATTTGGATTTCAGGAGGACGTCC